AGGCGTTGATGCCAACAACAATAGCGATCAGCTTTTCTTGACTGTCGCCAGTTCAGGCAATACCAAGGCAATTGGTATGCTGGGCTGGATTGAAACGCTTTAAAGAGCTATGCTGGGACGGCACCATGCCGTCCCTTTTTTATGGCATTTCCTTTTATTGCAGAAGGCGATTGGTATAAGCAACAGACAGAGCATCTTTCAGACATTCTGGCTGAGCTACTGACAGACGATGATCCGGCGATGGCTTGTAAGGCGCTGAGCGAAACCATCGCCTCTTGGGAGGACTATCACGAGAAGGAGCTTGCTAAGTGGAAGCGCCTCAGGGCGCTTCTTGGTCTGGGAGCTGGTATGTAATCCTCAGTTCTCCACTAAGAGCTTTGACGGCCTCGCTAGCGTCCGCTGGCGGGGCCTTTTCAATGAGAACAGACGGGACAATAGCATTGGGGAGGGGCGTAACTTTGGCATCAGGAAAAAGCTCGTGAGCCTTTTCGACGAGAGCGTTTGCCTTTGTTTCCCGCTCATCTTCTTCCCACCGTTTAACCAGCGTGATTGCTTGCTGGTCAATTTTCTTTATTACTGCTTTGGTTTTCCATTCTGACCAATCAGGCCGGCAATGAGCCATGAGCATTTTGAACCATGGCTTCAAAGCAAGAGAAGGCCGCCTTGAGGCGGCCCATAAGGCTAGTTCATAGCAAAGCGCATTAAACCAAGATTGCCAATTCATCCTTCTTGAAAAACCGAAATGAACACTGTGCCAGTTTTAGTGAGAGGAAGAATCTTGTCGCGCAAGTCAATATTATGACAACGCACGCAACCGTGAGTGGGGGCAAGGGGCTGTTTGGGAGCCCATGCTCCAGGCCAACCATTTGCGCTTCCGCCACCATGGGTCATGATTCCCGCCCTGCCACTGCCAGCTTCTTGATTCTCTAGCTCAATCATGTCAAAGCTATACCAGCCATAGGCCATGAGAGTGCGATCATATACAGGCTTGTCACCCACTCGCTCATAGTCTTTATATACAGTGCCAATTTTATAGAGACCTGGAGGTGTATCGGAATTAGTAATTTTCCATTCAAAATCACTGTATTGCCCACGAGCGAGACACGGGATTTCCCACAAAAGCTTGCCTTCAAACGAGAAAGCTTTCATTGTCTCCACTGCATCGTTCACAATTAAATGTGAATCGCCTTTCTTAAAGCCAAAATCTTGAGGACGTTTTTTAGGGCCAACCATAGCAAAAGCGGTGCTCTCAGGAGCATATTCTTTCATGAGCCTAGACAATTTTGCAGGATAATCCGGATCAGTGGCATACGATTGCTCCCTGAGCATTCGCGCTGCTGCATAGCGATTTGGGGCATTATTAATGCCCTTAAAATGACGATAGTCTTTATACCAACGAGTGATTAAATATTCAATGCAAGCAGCAAGACTAGGAAAATCAATGAAACCAGCTTTAATGGTCACCCATTGACCATCGTAAAATTCTTGAGTGGTGGTAGTCGTGCCTTCGCCTTTTGCGCCGATGTAATTGTGAGCGCCAGACACGTGCTTGCCAAAGCCACTCTCTAAGCAGCATTGCGCTGCTACCAGTTCAGGGTAGCGAGCGCCATATCTACGGGCAGTCTGAAAGCAATCGTCCCAGAATGCCCGATTAGAAGGCCACATGGCTTTAGTCCTTCACGCGGAAGATTGCCTTGAGACCAGTCAGTAAAAGCTGGATAACGTTGTTTTCCTTGTAGGGAGTGCGTTCGATGATTTGGTCGGCAGCAGCAACAATAATGCCACCAATAACGAACCATTCAATGCCGCTCATGACGAGAGATGCAATGGGGATATAAATAGCCTAGCGTTCAATCTCTAGATTACGGACTCTATTTTCCATCTCGCTCATCTTGTCAGTGAGAGTGGACAGCTTTTCTGTGACAGTTTCAATTTGCACTGCCACTCTTGCTTGTTGAGTGCCCACTGCAATGAGCATAGCTCCAGTTGATAGAAGCATGCCAGCCGTAATGGTGGCTACGAAATTTGCAAGGCCGTCCTTGAAACTGTCCATAGCCAACAATCAATACCTTCATTCTATAGAAGAACGCAAGCTGTTAATTAACGTTAAACTATGGACAAGACAACTAAATAGTGCCATGCCAAGAGCGAATGGTCCTGATGAGCTGCTTTATTCTCTCATTGAACTTCGCCCTGGTGACGCAAAACGCAGATTTCGCAAGAGTATTTTTGAAGACTATTTCTTGAGGGGGCCATTTGGGCAGTGTGCTTGTGCGTATTGTGGGCGATGGGATCAGAAGCTGACCATTGATCACATCATTCCCAAGAGCAAAGGCGGCCCGCATTTCAGTAAGTTTAATCTTGTGCCTTCATGCAGAAACTGTAATCTTTCTAAAGGAAATATGCCTCTTCTTGAATGGTGGCGTCCTCAGCAGTTCTGGACAGAGAAGCGTGAAGAAATTCTGATGGCATGGGTGTATTGCAATAGCTTTGTCAGTGCCCACACTGACCAGAAGCATCTTGAGGAGTGGTGCGAGAAGAAAGGGATTGTTCTGCCGCTACATCAAGCAATTGAGCATGAAAAAGCCCCCTTATGGGGGCTTTGTTGCAATGCTGCTTAGTTTTCAATGGGAGCAAACGTAACTTGCTTTCCCGGAAGATCGTAGCGAATGCCTGGCATGGGACAGAATCCTCCTTCACATTGTTGAGAAGCATTCTCAAGAGCTTCAACAGCTTCTTGCTGTGGCTCATTTTCCATGGAAAAGATAAGAAGATCAAGATACCAGCTTGCTTTCTTCAAATCTTCCAAGCCGTTCTTGTCTTCATAACGCCAAACATATTTCATGACATTTCCTTTGAGGAAGCCACGAAAGCAGTCTGTGTCCATTGAAGCTTCAATAGCCTCAATACATTCAATGCCGCCATTTTTGGCATAATGACGGGGATGGTTCACGGCGTCAGTCATTAGAAGGATGCTTGATGAAGATCGAAAGCCTCGAAGGCTTCTTTGAACAATGGACGAGCGAGAGAGGCAAGCGCTTGAGCATAGGCTTGAATTTCGCCTTGACTGTCGGCCTTATCTCGCAATGAAATGAAATGCAACAAAGCTTGCAAGCTACAGGTCCAAGTGAAAGTTGAGAATGTGGACATAGGCAGAATACCCCGCGCCTGCTCTTTGCTCACGCCTAACGTCAGCAGCGCCTTGTAAGCCTGCTTAGATTGCTCAAGAGCCTTGGCGTATTCAATCATCGCCACTTGGTTCATGCTCGGCTCTAGAGGCCCGCTAGAAGCCTGCTTGTTGCTGGGGCTTTGCTGGCGGAATTCACGAGGCATGTAATAGGCCTCGTCATCAGCTTCGCAGTAGCGGAAGCTTTTCTCGTTCCATCCAAGCGTGTCATTGGCGAACGTGCCACCAATTACATGCTTCCACCATTGTCGACAGACGAACAGCGGAGCTTTCACTTGCCATTTTGTGACCACGCCACGAAATGGACTGGTGTGCTGATGCTTAACGAGATAGTTCAGCAGCTTCTGGTCCTTTTCGGACCATTCGCTGCTTGTTTGATCAAAGCTCTGACGAGCATCGCAAACAATGTCGAGGGAGCTTCCCATCCAGTCGATGAGACGCACCATGCTGATGCCATCCATCAGCGGATCAATCTGATTCATCATTCAGCCTTGTCAGTGGCAATGAGAAAGCGAAAAGTGGCGACAATCAGCACCCAATTCCAAAAGCCTAAAGAAAAGCCAGGAAGCAGCAGGCCAATGCAAATACTCACAAGCCATGCTCGCAGGCATAGCATGCCAAAAGCTACAAGCAACACGGCTGCAGTTTTAGAGATGTCCTTAAGCAAATCGTCAGTTGCTTTGGCAAGCATTGGTAATCAGCGAGAGGGGCCGAAGTCGTTGCAAACTGATTGTAGGAGCAATGTCCGTAGCCGAATGCCAGCGTACTCGTGCCTTCTTGGCTTGTCCGCTTGCATCAAAGCCTTCAATGGTGCCAACAATAGAAGAGGGCATCCATCCTGCTGCCGTACGTTGTACGTACACAACGTCCTGTCCTGGAAGCCATTCATGGTTACGAGGAGTACGAGGGAGCTTGTAAGGACGGTAGCCCGTCCCGCATTTTACGGCATTCTTCCCATCGTCCACCCGATAAACAAACCGCTTGCCAAATCGC